CCCTCCGATGATCGTGGAGCTGCGCAAGAAGCTGGGCCTTTCGGTGATTGAGTTTGCCAAAGCGATGGGCGTCCACCGGCAGACGGTCTATGAATGGCAGCGTGGCGAGACGCATCCGACGTTTGCCAAGCTCGAAGAAATGAACCAGTTGGCCGAACGGGCCAAGCTCGTGAAAGTGGGGTGAGAGATGTCCAATCGCCTCATCGCCTGCTGTGAGCGGGCCGACTTATTCAGCTTCAACCATTTTTTCGTAATCCAGCGTTATAGACTGCTTGGCTGCTGACAGGACGCCAGTAACTTCATAGTCGCCTTGCATCGTTCCGAATTGAACCTGGGCATCCATCGGGCATTCGAGCAACGCAGTTATGAGTTCCTTGACTGTCATGTTCGGCTCCTAGTGCTGGCAGTGATGAAGGACCGTTTCTACGGCCGCGGCTAGTGCAAGGCTGATTAGGATGGTCATGGCCGACCCCTAGGGGCTGGGCGCCCCCTTTTTTCGTCTACTTGCTCAAGAGAAAAGTCTTGAACCCCTTCGCCTTGATGATCCGGTCGAGCTTCTGGTAGCTCGGGCTCCTCCGCAGCGTCGGGACATATCCGTTCCGGAGGCATACCAGCATTTCGGCCATGCTCGGGAAGGCGGTAAGGTTGCGAACCAGGCGGTCTTCGGTGCTGAGCTTCTTAGTCTTCATCGTCGTCTCCTTTGCGTTTGTGTTTCTCATCCCTACACCTATACTATACGCTCCACGGCGTACAATGTCAAGCGGTTCTGAAAAGATTTCTTAAAGTATTTCGCCTCTTGACGTACTCTCTGTAGCGTAGTAGAGTTACGGCATGAGCGAAACGGCTAAGAATCTGAAGTCGCGCCGGGAGAAGCTTGGAATGAGCCAAGCTGAACTTGCCGAGAAGTCTGGGGTGTCGCTTCGGACGATTCAGGGGTGGGAGAGAGGCAAGACTTCGGACCTGGAGCGATTCGCTGCGGTGCTAGAGGCGCTGGGGTGCAAGCCATTCGGGCGGAGACAGTGATGATAATACCGGCCAATAATATTACGCTATTGAAGCGGCTGTGCGAGGTATTTGGTCTCGACCCAAAGACTGTGCGCCGACTTACTTTGTCGATTGCTGATGACGAATTGGTAAAGTTGCACGTGGAAAAATATGTCGAGGCGTATGAAGGCGAAGAACTGTCCAGAGCGCTTAGCGAGTACGCCAATGGAGTTTGCATAGTGACTGAATCGCGCTGCACGTGCGGAAGGGATGATCCCGACTACAACGGATACCGGAACGACTTCCGTTGCCCAAAACACGACGACTGAACACAGGCCACGGATGCCGCATCAGGAAATCCAATGGCTAGAATTTGCATGGCGGTTACAATCCTATTCACTGGGTCGCTGTTGGCGGCGCAATCGACGCTAGAGCCGAATAAGCTTGAGGTCGATCAATGGGGGCCGTTCCCAAAACAAAACGACGCTTACTATTTCATTGTTATGTCAATCATTGACGACAACCGGATGCTTGTGGGGCGTGGCGGCAAGGCTCGGTTCGTCGTTGAAGGAATGCAAACGAAGAAGCTATATGACGGCAAGCGTGTCCCCATCAATGGCATATTCAAGGTGACGAAGACTGTTAAGGTAGGTGGTAGCACGTTTCCGGTGATCGAGCCATTCGATCCCGACAAGAAGCCAGAGAAAGGAAAGCCATGAACTGCGAATGCTGCGGCAAGAACATCACGGCAGATAGAGAATGGCGCATCAGGGAGAACATGTCCTCCGAGCCGAAGCTGTGTACAGGGTGCGACCAGGCAGGAAGGATATGGGCGGCTCAGCAGGCAATTAAGGTGGAAGGTAAGAAGCCTAAATGAATCCGACGTGGACCTATCGCATCGTGGCAGATGGCATGGAGATAATTTTACCAAGGCCGGATGCCAATGGCCGGATATTGAGTATCAACGACCAAGAATTCATTGCGATCAACGGATTGTGGCACAGGCTGCCTATTCATGTCGAACCAGAAGCCGATCAACCACATATAGCGACGAACTCCAACCACCAATAGCTCCCAGGCCAAGCATATGATCGCCACATATCGCGGCTGCGCCATATGGAGGGCCGACGTGGGTCCTTCCGACGACGATTTTTTGGTTGGTTGGCACGGGAACAGTCAAATAATGTAATACTTTTGATTGACCGACGCCTTTTCGCCGCAATTCCCCACGCTACACACCACGTTGCTACAATCTATTCATGGCTAAAGGTCACCGTAAGGCGGCTGCTGAGTGGGCTGCGTCTGAATCTAAGTCGGTCAGGGACATTGGCCGAATCCCTCCTATCGTAAATACGGAGCGCCGCGAACTCTGCCGGCGCTCGCTTCGGTTATTCTGCGAAACCTACAACCCTGAGACGTTCAACCTTCCTTGGTGCTCGGATCATCTTCGGATGATTGAGCGCATCGAGGAGGCCGCCACTCTGGGCGCGCTCTATGCGTTCGCCATGCCTCGCGGGCAAGGAAAGACGGTCATTGTCCGTCATGCGGCGCTGTGGGCAATCAGTTACAGCCTGCGCCGGTATGTGTTTGTGATCGGGGCCGAGAAGGAAAAGGCGACGGACACGCTCAACGCAATCCGGATGTATATTCGGTTCCTTCCGCTATATGGGGAGGACTTTCCGGAGATTTCGTACCCGGTTCGCAAGCTGGAGGGCATTGCACAGCGGGCGCACGGGCAGATCTTGGGTGGGGAAAGCACGATGCTCGAATGGTCCGGGGATCGGATCATGCTGCCATCGGTCCTTCCTCCGGACAACTGGCCGGACTGGCAGCTTCGTGCTGATGGAAAGGTGCCAACCTCTGGTGCCGTGGTCTCCGGGTCCGGTCTCACCGGAGAAGGAATCCGCGGCTCGGTGCTGACGCTTACTACTGGCGAGAGCGTGCGTCCCGACCTGATTCTGATTGACGATCCTCAGACGCCGGAAAGCGCCAGGAGCCCGACCCAGAACGCCACCCGCGAACAGCTCGTCAGCGCGGATTTGCTTGGCCTAGCTGGGCCGGGAAAGACTATCAGTGCCGTCATGCCCTGTACGGTTATCGCTCCTGGTGACTTCATCGACGGCATCCTGGACCGCAAGAAACACCCCTTGTGGCGTGGCGAGCGGACAAGGCTCTTGCGCACGCTCCCAATGAACATGGGGGCATGGGAGGAGTATTTCGAGGTCTACCGGGCCTGCGCACAGAAAGAACCACCTGACTTCACCGAGGCGAATGCGGCCTATGTTGCCAAGCGTGCCGAGTTGGACGCCGGCGCTGAGGCGAGCTGGGACGCACGAAGACTGCCGCATGAGGTCTCGGCCATCCAGAGCGCCATGCACCTGTATTGCCGGGACAAGCGGGCCTTCTTTGCCGAGATGCAGAACGATCCCTTACCGGCAATTGAGGTCCAAGACGCGCTCAAGCCGGATGAGGTTGCTTCCCGGTTGAATCGTGTCCGGCGCGGGACCATGCCGCAGACGATGACGCATCTAGTGGTCTTTATCGACGTACAGCAGACGTTGCTCTATTACGTCGTCTGTGCGTTTAACGAAGCGTTCGGTGGGTCGGTGGTGGATTATGGAACGTGGCCCAAACAAAACCGGGATGCGTTTACAGCGGCCGACGCGCGCCCGACACTCGTACAGGCGACGGGGATAGCCACTCTGGAAGGTTCGCTCTACGTCGGTCTGGAAGCGACCACGGATTACTTGCTGTTGCACGAATGGCAACAGGAAACCGGAGGGATAGCGAAAATCGAGCGGTGCCTGATTGACTCGGGCTGGGGCCTCTCGACTGAACTCGTTCACCGTTTCTGCCGTCAGTCCCGGCACGCGGCGATTTTGTTGCCGTCCAAGGGTGTCGGCATCACGGCGGCGCAAACGCCGATGAGCGACTGGCCGAAGAAGGACGGAGAACGGCGCGGCGACAATTGGCTAATCCGCGTCCCAGCCTCGGGGCACGGCCGATTGGCAATGTACGATGCGAATATCTGGAAATCGTTCGTGGCGAACCGGCTCAGGCAGGCAATCGGCGAAAAAGGCTCCTTGCTCTTGTTCGGCGACGACCAGGGGGCGCACCGGATGTTTGCGGATCATTGTTGCGCCGAGTATGCTGAACGAACCTTTGGGCGGGGCCGGGAAGTCGATCAGTGGGTGCGCCGGCCGAACATGACGGAAAACCACTGGTGGGACGGGTTAGTAGGATGCTCGGTCGCGGCGGCAATCATGGGATGCCGGTTGCCAGGACAGGAGCCGGTGAAGAAGAAGGTTGTGAAGTGGAGCGAGTATTATGCCGCCAAACATGGATGACGATTACTTTCTGGGGGCTGATATGAGCTGCGATCACGAACAGGTTCGGTGCTGCTCTTGCGGCAAGACTTTTGATCGTAAGCCGCAGCCTCCAGAAGAAAAGCGCGTCGAGTTTTTCACTACATCCCAATACGTCTACGAATTCCAAGCCGACGACATGCGTGTGCGAATCTCGTTTGCCACGCTCCAGGAGATGCAGGACTACATCACCACGAAAGGTGAATGACCATGCTGAGACGCGCTTTCCTTCAGTTGCTCGCGTTCGCCGTTCCCTCTTGGCTGTTCAAGAAGGAACCGGAAGTCACCGGATTGCAGATGATCCAGTGCGACGTTGTTCCAGATCCGGGCTGGCAAGACGAATTGCTTCGTCAACTATTCGAGCCTCGGCCGCCTGCGGTTGGTCGCGTCATATGGAATGGCAAGGATGTTACTGACGAGATATTGCATTGACGCTCTCGCCTATATCGCGTAGCGTTTAGGTGGACAGACTCCCGCGCGAGACGAGCCGCGCATCCGAAAGGGTGCAGCGGCTCTTTTCGTTTTACAGGTGCCACATGGCCGACTTGATTCCCATGATTACAGAGTCAGCCGGCAGTCCTCAGACCGCCACTGCCGATGGCTTGACCGTCACGTCCCAGCGCATCCCGGATCAAATCGCAGCGGACCGCTACGCGAAAGCCGCTGCCAATACCAAATTCCGCGGTATGCGCTTCAGCAAGATCATCGCCGCAGGCCCGGTCTCCGATAGTCAGCAGACGCGCTCCGGCACATCGTTCGATACTCCAGGTCTCACCTGATGTTTGAACGCCTACTTTCTTACTTTCGATCTCCTCAACCCAGCGCTCAAGAGCGCCGGCTTAGGACTGCTGCCGAGCAAAAGATTATCGCTCGATACGACAATGCGCAATCCACCGATGACAACCAACGCAGTTGGTGGATGGCGGATTATTTGAGCGCTAAGAGCGCCAATAACTTCCAAGTGCGGCGCCTACTACGTCTGCGCTCGAGGTACGAGGTCTCGAATAACCCTTACCTATTCGGAGTGTGTACCAGCAATGCCGACGACCTCATTAACACCGGGCCGACGCTGCAATGCCTCCGGAAAAACGTCAACGAAAACAAACGCATCGAAGCGGCGTGGCAGGAGTGGGCCGAGGAAGTTGACCTACGGGAAAAGCTCCGCGCGCTGAAACTTGCCAAGACGGTAGATGGTGAAGGATTCCTAGTTCTCAAGACGGTCAACGATCTTGAGCACTCGGTTAAGCTCTACCCGTGCGATGTTGAAGCGGATCAGGTGACGACTGTTTCCCCGAAGAACCTGCAAGAGCTTTGGGTGGACGGACTGATACTTCATCCGGTGACGATGAGACCGGTCGCTTTTACCGTCCTGCGCACGCATCCAGGGGACTACTTCTTCCCGAATCTGAATCCTATGGAGACGGATCGGATCAAGGCGAAGTTTGTCGTTCACTGGTTCATCAAGTTTCGTCCTGGGCAAGTGCGTGGGGTTCCGGCTTTTACACCGGCGCTGGACCTTTTCAATGAACTACGCTCCTTCCGCAAGGCAGTGCTCGCCAAAGCGCAAGTATCGGCGAACCTTACCGCTGTACTCGAATCGGAGGCTCCGTCAGACGATGATTCGCAAACGTCGTCACCGTTCGACAAGATTCCGATTGACCGCGGCGTTTTAACTACGATCCCCGGAGGGTCGAAACTTCACCAGTACGATACTGGCGAACCTGGAACCACCTACGAAATGTTCCAGGAGAAGTGTTTAGGTGAAGCGTGTCGGCCGCTTTCATATCCTTTGAATCTCGCGCTAGGTACAAGTCAGAAATTCAACTTTAGTTCGGCGCGTCTCGACCACATCAACTATCGCAACTCCTTGGATGTGGAACGTGTCGATTGCGACCGGATTGTTCTCGACCACATTTTCAGAGCGTGGATAGACGAAGCAATCATGGTTCCAGGGCTTTTACCCAGCGGCTTAAGCCGCATGGAAGATGTTCCCCACGAATGGCACTGGCCGGGATATCAGCCTCTCGAACCGAAGGTAGATGCCGAGGCTGACCATGCGAGAATCAGTAATGGCACGATGACCTGGCAGCAGTTCTGGGCGTCGAGAGGTTATGATTGGCGTGACATCATGGAACAGCAAGGCAAGGAGAAATCGGAAATCGAGCGGCTTGGATTAGAATTCGGAGATCCTGTCAAACCCAGCCGCACAGAGAATGTGACAGATAGCGCTTTGGAGAATGCGCTTGACACTCAAGAGTAGTGTTGATAACGATTACTAATAGACTCTCACAGAGTCGCGCGAGATGAGCCGCGTTCCCCTAACGCGGCTTTTTTCGTGGTATCGCATGTCAAAGAAGTGGCGCAAGCCGAAACCTACCATAAGGGCCTCAAAGGCCGATAAGCCGCGCCACTTCTTTTGCGCCGCTCAATCTCCATGCGTCCTGGCAGCTCCGGAACAAGAAGGCGCATTACCATCATTCGATGGTATCGCCTACACCGGCGCCCCCATGACTCCGATGGGGTGGTACGGACAAATCATCCTAGACCTAGCTGGCGTCAAAGTCCCTCAACAGCACAGACCAGCGCTTCACGTCCACAATCACGAATCCATTGTTGGCCATACCACCGAAGTCTCAGTCGGCAAGGAAGGAATCCGAGTCAAGGGAGTATTCTCCGGTCAGTCTGAGTTCGTGGACAAAGTAACTGTGCCGGCGAAAAACGGATTCAAGTGGCAAATGTCTGTTGGGGCCAATCCGCTACGTACTGAGTACCTAGAAGACGGTGCGGAGGCCGAAGTAAACGGCATTACGGTCAAAGGACCAATAACGATTTCGCGCGAGACAGAGCTTGGAGAAGTTTCATTCGTGCCGCTCGGCGCTGACGGCGCAACGTCAGTAAAGGTGGCCGCAACTATTGGAGAAAACATGAACCATTTCGCGGCTTCCCTCAAAGCTCTGATGAACGAGCTGCGCGCCGACGGCAAGCAATGCAAATACAGCGACGAAGAAATCGACAAAATGGACGCCTCCACAGCCAAGGCTGCTCTCAAGGAAGCCATGAAGGGCGGCGACGAACCCGATGATTATGACGACGCAGAGGCTGGAAAGTTCCCCGGTTCATCTTCGGCTGTCGCCATCAAAGCCAAGAATCGTCTTGTGGATCTGGCCGAGCAATCGGCCAATGAGATCGAACGCCAGGACGCGATCAAGTGCCTGGCGGAAAAGTACGGCGTTACGAAAGCCGAAGTGGACGGCAAGGAAGTTTCAATCGTCCCGTTTGCCATCCGAGCGAATTGGGACGCAACCAAAATGGAGCTCGCTTGCCTCCGCGCGGAGCGACCGAGCAAGGGCGTCGGCGTCCCCGGAGGTCTTGGGTATTCGGTCAACACTCCCCAACTCACCGAGCAAGTTTTCGAGGCGGCTTTGCTTCAGGCCGCGCGCCATCAAATGCGTCTCGAGGACGACGATTTTTACAGCGATTCCTCTCCCGATGGCAGCTTGAAACTTCGTCGTATTCCGGAATCTCTCCAGCGCCAAACGCAAGCCGAGTTCAAGTCCCGTTATACCGATCAGGTACAGCAGACGGCGCATACGGCTTTCAAAGGACGTATTACTCCTCAGCAATTCTTGAAGGCGGCTTTTCGGGCGAACGGGCATCATTCCGAACTGGATTTTTCAGGAGAGCATTCGGTTCGCTCGGCGCTGGCGGCATGGGACATGATGGACAAGCAGGCCATCCGCGCCGAAGGCTCGTCCAATATGTCGATCTCGAACATCCTGGCGAACGTCCTCAACAAGTTCGCGCTGCAAGGCTACCTGTTTGTCGAACAGTCCTGGCGGGAAATCTCCGGTATTCGTCCGGTCAACGACTTCAAGCCGGTGAAGTCTATCAACCTTCTGGGCGACGTGATGTATCGGCCGCTCGGCCCATCTGGTGAGCTGGCCAACGCTTCCTTCCAGGATCAGGCATTCGCCAACCTGGCTGCGCCGTTCGGCATTATCGCCACCATCCCTTGGACGCATCTAGTCAATGACGACCTGGGGATGTTGACGCAGGTTCCTCTCAAGATCGGTCAAGGCGCCGGCCTCAAGCTCAATGACGTGTTCTGGTCTCTATGGGCCTCACTAGCCAGCGGCAGCGCCGTCGGAAGTCAAAAGAGCAATCCCGTATTCTCGGCGAACGGTGACGATGGCAACGCCTTCTGGCGCACGTCCACCAGTTCCTCATTCCCGCAGTACGCCGCGAACAAACTCAGCGGTGCTACAACCAACCTCTCGGCAACCTCGCTCAATTCCGCCAAGAAGCTGTTCGACAATCAGATCGACCCGAACGGCAACCCGCTAGGATTTGCGGGGATGCAGCCCGTCCTTCTGTTCGGACCGAGCAACTGGAAGACGGCGACTGAGCTTCTGACCGCTGAATACATCATCACGGCTGGCCTCGCAAGCAATACGGCTTTCAGTTCCTTCCCGAACAAGAACGTGTGGCAGGGCGCGTTGAAGCCGGTCATGTCGAGGTACATCGACAATGCCTCATACGTCAACTCCACCACGGCCTGGTGGATTCTGTTCAACCCCGCCGCGCTTCCGGTTATTGAAGCCTGCTTCCTCAATGGCGTCGATACTCCAGCGGTCTTGCAGGCCGGACCAGACTATCAATTTGATCGCTTGGGTATCTCAATCCGCGGCACAATGCCATTTGGAGTTACCCAACAGAACTTCCGCGCCGGGGTCTACTCGGTTGGGGCATAAACTCTATGACGGCAACTTCAACCGTTCCCTATACACGTTTACGATTCTTCATGTGATTCGGTGATCGGCTTTTTCTGAGGAGAGATTCAATGGCAACGCCAATGGCAGCTTTTGTTCGCGGCAAGCCGATCATGGCGGACCATATCCCGGACGCCGCTTACGCAGCCGGCGACGTTATCGTGAAAGGCAACACTCCATTTGTCGCTCACGAAGATAATCCCATGTTCGGAACGACTCCCGTCATCTCAGACGCGCTTGCAGCGGAGGGCGGCATCTACCAGATGCAGGCTGACGGCGCCATCGGCGTCGGTCAACAAGTGTACTGGGATGCGACGGCCAAAAAAGTCAGTCTGACGGCTGGAACCAATACCGTTTTCGGCTATCTGGTTCAAGGCCCGACGCTCATTGCAAGCGACCCCGGCACAGCGAACAGCGGCGATAACTGCCTTGTTCTTCACGCTCCCACTCAATCGGCCGGCGCGCCGGTTATGAAGGTGTTCTCTATCGCTGTGGCTGGATCAAATCAGGCCACAGCCACCAACACCAACTACGGTTTCAATCTCGTTTCCGGCGCCAATGGCGTCTCCGGCGTGATTATGCCCACTCCTCAAACCGGGCGCAGTGTTTGGATCAAGAACAACAATAACGGTGCTTCACCCTCCCTGATTGTCTATCCGCAAATCGGTGGCACGATCAACGCCGGGTCTGCAAACACGCAGTACAACATGGCGAACTTTACGAGCGCCGTCTTCATCGCCACGAGCAATACGGCGTGGCACACCCTCCCACTACTGGCGAGCTAATGGATCAAGAGAAAATCGTCATTGCACTTGGATTGCCAGGAAGCGCATGGCCGTGGGAGTGTATACAGTCATTCCTTCACGCTTCGCGTGAGTGGGAGTTCCACCCTCTGCCTTCGTGGCAGGTGCCGCACAATTTCAACAATTGCTGGGCCAGTGCATTGAATCTGGCGGAGTCAGGGGAAATTACTCATTTCGCCATGCTCCACCAGGACACTTATCCCGAGGCGTTTTGGCTCGATACGCTCATGCGGGAAATGCGGGCGGCGCAGCTCAGCTTGATCTCTGTGGCAATCGCCATCAAAGACGTGCGCGGCCTGTACTCTTGTGGGATTGGAGATCCTGACAATCCGCAGATTCCAAAGCGCCGTTGGAGCATCAGAGAAGCCGACGCCGAGCTTCCACCAACCTGGGGAGCTGAAGAGGCTGGCTATCCCGGCGAAATGCTTCTCCACAACAACGGCTGTTGGCTGGCCGATCTCAGGGACAAACGATTTTTCACCACGGACGAAAAGGGGATGCTTCGGGCCGTGTTCGACTTCCCCACACGTATCTATCGCCATGATGGGCTTTGGGTGACGGATGGTGAGAGTGAAGACTGGTACTTCTCACGCCAGCTTTGGGAGATCGGACTGAGGAATACCAAAGTTACGCGCACGGTGCGGTTGAATCACGAGGGGAAGGTCCAATTTCCCAACTTCGTCACAGATCACGAGCATCCGGCCCTTCAATGGTTCAAACGGGATTGGCATACGGAGCAAAAATGGAACAAGAACGGGTCGAAGGAATCCGTCAGCCAACCCTCTTGACCGATCCCATTATCCGGGTCAAAGCGGCGCTCGCAGATAGGCCGCGAGGTCATCGCGGGCCACAAGCTGAGCAGTTGCACGTCAGGCTCAAGGCTGGTGACTTGGCAACGCTCTGCGATGCAGTTACGGACCACGACGACGTAACGCTTTCGCTTCAGCGCGGGGCCAAGGCGAACCGACCTCAGGCCGATGTGATTGTTCAGGCCGACGACGCCTACCACGTTTTGGACAAGGTCGGTGAATAATGCTGTCGCAACCATTCAACGCTCCTGGCTTCTATGTGCCGAGCAAGTTCATTGACATGAGCGCCGTCAGCATTACGTCAATTGCCACCATTTGGACGCCAGCAACGGGTAAGAAAATCCGCCTTCTGGGCGGGACGTTCTCCGTCTCTGCGGCTGGTAGTGTTCTCTTTGAGGACAATGCGGGCGGAACGACTGTATTCCGCACAGCCAAGCTCGCTGCGGACACCCCATACTTCTTTGACTTTGGCAATGGCATCCCTCTCGCTGCGATCAACAACGTCTTGAAAGCCACTTTGAGCGTAGCTGGCACTATTACCGGCACGCTGTACGGCGTGGAGGAATAATGTTCCTCACCCGTAGGCGTAGGCTTGCGTGCATGTCGGGAGCCTCGTTAGTTAGTCCAGCTTCGATTTCCGGTCTGACAGCTTGGTACAAGGCGGATGGAACGCTTTGGCAGGATAGCGCGCGCACGACGCCAGCAGTTCTTGACGCTGATCCTGTAGGCGCGTGGGATGATGCGAGCGGCAACGGAAATCATCTAACCCAGGCGACTACGACCAAGCGCGGCACGCTCAAGCTGAACATCAAGAGTGGCAAGCCAATCATTCGCTTTGACGGAGTAGACGACAATCTCAGATCAGCGGCGTTTGGGGCGGCGCTTTCACAGCCTTACACGACATTGGCTGTATACACGATGCGCGCTTACAACGCTGCTGATAGCAAGGTGATTTACACAGGGTTGGCCGATAGTCCTCAGTGGGCCGACATAACGGCTTTCTGGAGAATGTTCGCCGGCACGGCCGTAAACACAGTTTTAGTTCCAGACGCGAACTGGCACGTCAACTCCGCAGAATGGAATGGAGCCTCATCGAAGTATCGTCTGGACGGTGGCACGGAAACGACGATCTCTTCCACCGTTGGCGCCGGGACGATGACTGGCGCAATTCTGGCCACTACCAGTACCGGCACGACTCCAGGGGATCTTGATTTTGCTGAATTCCTCGTCTATTCAGGGGCGCTCACAACCAAAAACAAAACCGACTTGTTTACCTATCTCAATTCCCGTTGGGGGGTCTATTAATGCCCACCAACTTCCAATATCGGCTCATCATCATCGTTCCGGTGGCTAAAGTTGCGGCCGTAGTCGCGTGGCTCCAGGCAAACATCGACCCGAACACCGACGCGAATCTTGGTCCTCCTCTGAATCCGAGCGGATTATTTGCAGACGCAATCACACATCGCTGGTGCTGTGGGTCGTTTGTTGACTCCGATTGCAAAGCGATTCTTGTGAAGATTTGCCAGCTTGCAGGAGTAGCGACACCTACTCCTGCGCAGTGGGATAACGCGACCAAGGCGCAAAGGATTTCATGGTTGGTGAGTGTTCAGGCGGCAATCTTGTCAGGTTATGGGGCGTGGATTGATTTGGCAGGAAACGCCAACACCTGGAACGATCCGCAAGCGGCTCTTGGCGCAATGGTACTGAAGGTGAGGGCCGCGTCATGAACCTACTAAAAACTGGCGCAAGCTGGCTGGCTGAACAACTCCAGGAGAACGCTTCCGAAGCAGTTATCTACCGGCGCGGCTCGGATTCGGTTCCGGTTCAAGCCACGCTCGGAAGCCAGTTGCTTCGCAGCACTGATCGGCAAGGATTCACGAAGATGGAGCGGACGGAAAGGGATTTCATTATCCGGGCCGCTGATCTGATTCTGTCGGGCCAATTGGTAAAGCCGCAGCGTGGGGACATCGTTGACATCCTGGACCCTGACGGAAGCACGGATCGTTTTGAGGTCGTCCCCTATGGGCAGGACGCGCCCTACCGTTTCTCTGATCCTCATCAGCTTATGTTTCGGATTCACGCCAAGTTCCGCCAAAATTTTCCCGTGTTTGGCGCTCTTACCGATGAAACTGTCCAGATTTATTTGACGGCCGAGGACGGAGTAACATTCTTAACTCAGGAATCATAGCGTGGCAATTGTAAGTGAGAAATTTAGCGAGTACATGGCCGCACTGACCGAGGAGACGGCTCCCGGTTCGGATAGCCTCGTGCTGGCGCTGGTAGATGGCTTGCCGAAAAGTGTATCGCTGCAAAATGCCACGCAATTGCGCAACGGGCGCCTCACTTTTGCGGCGCCGACATCGTTTTGCAATGGCGCAGCCCAACAGGCTGATGGCAAGATCCTTCTCATAGGCCAGCGGCTTACTGGACCTGGGGGCATCAACGAATTCACGGTTGCGCGCGTCTCGGCGAATGGAGATCTGGATACCAGTTTCGGTACGGCCGGATTCGCTGATATTATTTTCCGTTCTGACACCGTAGCTGGCGAAGGCGTCCATGCTGTCGTTCAAGCAGACGGAAAGATTCTTGCCATTGGCTGGCTTGTCACCGCGAGCGATTTCTATGTTGCCGTGGCGCGGTTGAACACGGACGGCTCTTTGGACGGTACTTGGGCCGCGACTGGACCTACGCCAGGAATGTACAGTTCCAAATGGGGCACTGTTAATTCAGGCTTTACTTGGTTCGGGCAACTCGACGCGAACGGCAAGCTCGTCATATGTGGCAACGGCAACGGCACTACAGATCCATCATTCATATTCCGATTCAACACGGACGGTTCACTAGACTCGACCTTTGGAACTGGAGGCAAGGTAACGAACGCGGCCGTCACCAGCTTGCGATATTTGTTGATCCAGTCGGACGGAAAAATCCTTGTCGCCGGCGTTGCTGCGGGCGGCGCGATCTTGGCCCGCTATAGCGCTCTTGGCGTATTGGATTCCGGTTTTGGTAGCAGTGGCACGATAACGGAGACTTTCGCCAGTATTACTGCTCCGGCGTTCAATGGAATCCTCATTCAATCTACGGGGAAGATTGTTGCAGGTGGCAGCGGGACGAGCGGCGGGTTCGGCCACCAAGTAATGGCACGCTATGCCGCTGCGAATGGGGCGATTGATACCACCTTTGGAGTCTCTGGCAGAGTAGACCAGTTGTTAGGTACAGCGTGGTACGCCTCTCCTCGACTTCTCGGCGAGGATGATTCAATCATTGCCTCGGGTACGCTGGCACTAACGACCGACCAATCAGAGACGGCTTTTGCGATGAGCAAGCATAGGGCCGATGGGGTTCTGGACAAATCCTGGGGCGCAAGTGGGCTCGTTACCATAAATATGAACGGGCAAGTCAACGCTGGGGCGTCTGCTGGCCCTTATGAATTCGGCAGTAAATTGTTTTTGCCCGGCCAGCGACAGACTGGCGGTATATACCGTTGGGCGTTTTATCAATCCAATAAATATGGCGAACCCGACCCGACGTTTGGGGATTTGCTGTAATGGCCACAGAAATCCTCATCTCTGACGCTGTGGTCGCGGAGCTGAACGATACGGCCCGCGCCTGGGTAAACGAGTTCACGGCAACGAGAGAATGGGCCAAGTATTACACTCCAGAGGACTTGGCAACCTTGCAGGTCAAGGTATCTGCGCTGAGGATCGTGGAAGAAAAGCGAATCAGCCGTGGCGATACGAACGCGATGGAGTCATTCGAGTACGAGGCGGCAATCGACTTCCAAATGATGCTTCCTCTGGTCATAGACGAGGCCGCAGACCGGGCCACGGTGGACGGGTTAACGGAGATTGCCGAGCAGGTGCATGACTTCTTCCGAGATGGGCATAGATTGGCTACGATGACATCGGCGCTGGTTCAGGAGGCTTTGCGGCCGGATCTGTTCGATGAAGAATTGCTATATCACCATCGCACCTGGGAAACTACAATCTTTCTGACGGTGTTCATCACGAGGTAAGCATGTTCGGCGTTAAGATCAATCAAGCCAAAACGATGTTCTTTGATCGGCCCAAGGTCATGCGGGCCTTGGGAGACGCCACGCGCCGTTCACTTTCAAAGTTCGGAGCTTTCGTTCGTACTCGTGCGCGATCGAGCATCCTCAAGAGAAAGAAAGTCAGCGCTCCGAATTCGCCGCCGTTCTCACACCTTGGCTTCGTCAAGAACTTCATTTTGTTCGGCTATGACGAAACGACCCGCAGCGTGGTCATCGGACCGATTCGGTTAAACCGAACGAGCGACACGGCCCTTTCCTCTTTGGAGAAGGGCGGAGAGTCAATCATCAGGACCGGGACGCGCCGGCACGAGACCACACGCAAGGTCTACATCCGCAAGCGGCCGTTTATGAAACCGGCGTTTGATGCGGAGCTTCCGAAGGCTGCGCCGCAGTTCAAGGATTCCATGAGAGGACCATAATCAGCTTCCGAACAATTTGGTATTCCGCGAGATGAGCCGCGACCTTAAACGGGAGCGGCTTTTTCTTTTTGGAGATACCACAATGGGAACCGGGCTGCGAACAGGTCTCGACTGCAAACTCTACTACAACACCGGCAATTACGGTTCCCCGGTTTGGACGCTTATCCCCATTGTCGTGAGCCTGACGCAGAACTTCGACAAAGACAAGGCCGAGGTCAAGTACCGCGGCTCGCCGTGGAAGAAGAATCTCTTCCTCCACAAAGCCGGCGCCCTGGAATTCAACATCATCAAGGACACGTCTCAGGCCACCTACGGAGTTCTCCGCGACGGCTGGCTGAACAACACCATTTTCGACATGGCCATTGCTGACGATCTCATTAACACCACCGGGACAGAATACTGCCGGGGCGACTATGGAGTGTTCGGCTTCAAGGCCGGGCAACCCATTGACGGCATCAACACCAATGACGTGGCTATGGATCTTGCCTACTCATAACGCC